GGAACTCCTTTTGGCAGTTCTTGCACGCCTTCATTGGGATCCGGCAGGTTTCGCACTTGGTCAACGTGCGCTTGTGCCGTTCAAACGTCACGCCGCACTCGCAGCACTGCGTAGTCTGCCATGGCGCTAGAGGGCCGCGCTTTACGATTGGCACTGGCACCAGTCCAGCAGGATCGGGCCGCTTGATGAGCCCCTGCCGGATCGCAGCGGCAACCAGCGCAGGCATCTCGGCCAGCTCTGGCTTAAGCACGCACTCGGCTAGGCTGCTGAGTCGGGCCATGTAACACTTCTGGTGCCGGTGCGGAGCCGAGTAATACGGCGCCCCGTTCATTAGTCCGCTCATCGGGTGATATGGAGCAATACGGCCACGTTGATGAGCGTCAGCCCGGCAAAGGTCAGCGCCTCGATGATGTCAGTGGCGCCGGCCAGCGCTAGGATGTCCACTGCGGCCAGTGCCCAGAAGCCGCTGGCATACCAAAGGCTGTGGCGCTTTTTGTTGGGAGGAGTAGGAGTCGGCCCTTGGTACGGGCGGGAGTAGTGTGATGTGCTCATGTTAGCGGGGAAGAGCGTTTGCCATTGCAGCGCGGCGGTCAGTTCCGAGAGCACCAAATGATGCTGGCTTGCGAGTGCCATCTGGCAAAATGAGACTGCACTCAAATCCAAGGTGCCAGCCGTAAGGGTGGCGCTCGTTGCGGTAGTAGCGGATGCTGCGCGGGTCAACGGTGCAGGTGCCGTAGGTATGGTCTTTGATGATCCAACGTGGTTTGATTGTCGTGTTCATTTGGGTTTTGGTTTGTTGTCACTCTGACGGCCTCGTCAGCACCCGCCTTACGGGTGGACCCCCGGAGGGGTTTCGGCCTAGGATGCCAGCGCCCGCTCCGCTGCCTGCTTGATGCAGGTGTCCACGACCATTTTTGCAAGCCCCAAGGTTGGCTCACTGTTGTCCCAATTCTCCTCACCGGGAGCGAAGATGTTCCACTCAATGCTGTTTGCCTCTGAGCACCCAAGGCTGCCGTAATCAAAACGCTTGATAGTCCAACCGCGATACAGGTAGTGACCTGCGGAGACTTTCTTTGCTGTGTGCGTAATGGCTTTTTTGGTTTTGCGTTTCATTGTCGTTGGTTTGGTTTGTTGTTGTGGTTGCTGCTAACGACGACAACTCTAGCCACCCAAACACGCTTGGCTAGCTTTTTCTTTCACTTTTTTTTGCCCGCCTTAAATCGTTGCGTTCACGTGCTTTAGGACGCGGCTTGCTGGCATTCCTGCGCGCTGCCTCTGCTTTTTTTTCGGATTTTACTGCGCCGCCCCGTTTTCCCATTTCCCGGCAGTGTTCGCGGAGGGTTTTATCGGCTCCCATTTTGGTGTAAACGGTTGATTTCCCGCTCGATGTACCAGATCGCTTTGCGCAGATCCTGCACGGCGTCGCCCTTTTGCCCTGCGCGCCACAAGTACTTTATGGCGTTGCCGATGCAGAAATTGTGGTGCTCGCAGATGGTAATGCACTCTACCCCGGATTTATGTCCGGTGTAATGAGCGGGATGGTTAACTGGGTCTTCGGGCTGCTTCATCCAAGCATCCTACCCAAGCACGCTTGGCTGTCTAGGTCCTCTTTTTCGCAATTAACAAAAGTGCCTTTGTTTCATGAGGTAACAACGCCCCGTTGCGGGATCTCCCCGCACACCATGCGGCAAACTGTTGCGTTTTTGCGAAAAAGTATATCTTGGCGGAGTTATGGAAACACCTACACCAGTCAAAACTCGTAAACCCCGCACCGTCAAAGAAGCTGCGCCCCATGTCGCTGCGCTGAAAAAATCGGTAACAAAAGCCCTTAAGGCTGAGCACGCCTACAGCCTAGCAAGTGCAAAAGCTGGCAAGCAGATCGAGCGCATCAAAGAGAGCCTGAAGACTAAGCGTGGAGCAGTAAAAGCAGCCTGGTACGAGGTCCAGAATCAGGCTTCGGCCTGCGTTAGCGTGTACGACGGGCCAGAGCTTTAGTCGCCATCAGGGACGAGGCCGGACTCGAACAGTGCGGCCTCCTCCTCTCGGCGCTTTCTGAGCCCTTTGACTGTCGGCCACAGCCTAGTCATGGCTCGCAGTTGCGCTGGAATCCCTGCAACGTCACCGGCGCGGAGTAGTTCCTGAATGCGCGCCATTTCGGTTCTACGCTCGCCGGTTAGTGACGCACCACGGTTGAACACCAGGCTAACCAGCGCTGCGGCACAATCGCCCGGCAACCCTTCAGCCTGCGGGTAGATCCTGAGCGTCCTGAGATACCATGTAGGAATTGTCACTTCCTGAAACACCTCAAGTGCCGCGGCCCATGGGATCCCAATGTGGCGCACATGTGGCAGTCGCTGCTGTGCCGCGGCGCCTTTGTGCGTGCTGACGGACACGAGCAGCGCTAGGGCAGCGTCATTAACTCGGCCACGCCAGGCGCGTGTTGTTTCACCCGCGTGCGTGTGCCCGAGGTCCCAGCCCACTCCGATGGTGATACCAGATTCGCCACCGGGCCATTCTGGGTTTGGATCGTAATACGACTCGCCGCCGGTTTCCCAGCGGATAATGGCTTCAATTCCGCGTGCGCTAAGATTCATCGTCTTCGTCCTCGGTTAGTTCACATTCTGTCGGGTGCTCGGACCAGCGCATTGCCTGGTACATGCGAGCGTACAAGGATCCAGATCCAGCCTCGAAAGTCTGATAGGTGTCCGTGTCGCTGTCGTGTGCCAGCACCTGCACGCAGTCAAAATGCTCGCCCAAGCAAGCGGCTATGCGCTCAAGGTAAACTTGTTTTTCGTCGGTGGTCATAGTTTTCCAGTGTAATAGTGGTTTGCCAAAATCACCTTACCGTCCTTGGTGCAGGTCCGATACTTTTTGCAGTCGTATTTTTTACGCGCCACGAGCCCCTGTACAATCCCGCGTTTCACGCCCAGTTTTTCCATTAATTCGACCAGCGTATACCAGCCCACCGGCGGATGTTCGCCCACCAGTTCGGCTTTGAGTAGTTCCAGTAGCGTATTTTTCATATGGGCAATTTAAAGTCCCCGGCTTTGGTCTCTTTTGCCAGCCAGACAACAGTTTCGGAGTCGCAATACTCGCCCCAAGCAAATCCACGGCTCCAAGAGGTCGTCGCTCTCCGGTTGGCTGCGTATCCCATGGCATTCTTATCCCCCAGCCAGCCCACACAATACCCCGTAGGGTGCGCCCTGTTGCGTCCCTCTGCCTGCTGTACCCTGTGTAAGTGAGCGATCACAACCTTGGTAGCACTGCCGCCGCACACGGCTTCTGCGTGATCCCTCACGGAATTCTCATTTATCATATACCCATGGCCAAGCAGGCAGTCCCCAATCTGCCTCCAGCCGTTCTGGAAATTGTAGTCAACCACCTCGCACCGCATCCGTTTAGCCTGGTCGGTGATCTGCCCCATCACACGGCCCGCCAGTGCGGCCACAATGGCACGCGGTGATTCCATCAGCGTATTAAGGCGGGCCTCGTGGTTGCCTAGGAAATAGAGTTGCGGTGCTAGTTGGTGCAAGAACGCAAGCCCGTCCTGCAGATCAGACTCGGGATCCACGGCGTCGTCTGCGGTTCCAGCCGCACCAGCCCGCAAGCACGCTAAGTCAATGGCGTCGCCCAGGTGAATCGTGGTGTGCGGCTTCCAGCGTGCCTTGAACGCGAGCACCTTTTTTAGGAGTGCCTGGTCCGCGTGGTGCCCGTGGCTACACCCGACGGCCAAGAATCGCTTCCAGCTTCGGGTGATGTTTGCCATGCGTTACACGCGGGCCAGAAACGTAATGCCAGCACCTGGCACGCGAGGAAGGCGCCCTTGCGCGTCGTAAATTCCGCTGTACGGGTTGATTTTGTCAGGAGGTAGGCCAACGCCGTCCATCCCCGCGGGCGGAAGCACACGCTTTACGGCCGCAAGGATTTGCAGCCCAGCGGGAGGAGTTGCGCCCAGATAGCGGGCTTGAAGGTCAGGAATTACAGGTACAGGGAGCACGGTCATAGAAGAGGCTTCTGGCCGCGCTCGTTGCGGATGACATCAATCACGCCAAAAATACCAAGGATGGCGTCAACGGTCGTGTTGCCGACGCCGGTGGAGTAAAGCCCAAGCGCAGCCCCAAGCTTTGCAAGTCCCAGCCAAGTTGATGGCTGCCTAACGTAGTTTTTCAGTGTCTGTTTCATGTTCGTTGAGTAGTCGTTCCCAAAGCGCTTTTCGGTCAGCTTCGCATTCGCGGATTTTGCCATTGAGATACCAAACTGCGGCCAGCGTCAGAGCCATAGAAAGCCCCTGCGCGGCTGCCTGTTGAGCTATTAGGTCGAGCAGTTGGGTCATTTAGAAGGTAGCAAGAGTTGCTTTGCGCCAAGTGTTGTTTGCCGTGCAAATGTACAGCCCAGTCGCGTCAAACGCCATCTGCCCCGGACGCCCCACCGATGTAGCAGTGGCAGGAACGGCACCAGTGCCACCGGCAGCGCCATTAATGAACGTGCCCACGATGCAGCGGGTCTGTCCAGTGATCGTCGTGGACGCTACGGTCTGCGCTGCCGAAACCGTGTATGTGCCCGTGCCGCCCGTGCCGGTGCCAAGTGC